TCGCGGATCTAGGTTCTCCTACGGTAATTATTCCGTTTGAATTAATTGGTATGTAATGTCAATGCCCGTTGCGGGCAACATTGGGAAAGGCTCACACCCTAACTCTCGATGGTTGATTTGGACCATACTAAGTGATTCGGACGTGAGGTCTCTCTAATTCCTAAGAGAGTAACATAGGATAGGATCGGTATTACCGATTACGAAATGTCTATACGACGGTACTATGTACTAGGGTTCACTCTTAAGTGGGTGGGGTTTAGTAAAGTTAGGCCGCCTAAGGGCGGGGTCCTAGTCAATACTTAATTTGTGCTACCGGGGGTCCTGTTATAGGGATCTTCCAGTAGTGTGACAAATGTTGGCACTCTTGGTGGATAGTTAGTTTGAAGCCTCAGACGAAACATCCGTCTCCTTGAATAAGGTGGCTGCGGCCCTCGCAAGAGGAAACCGAGTCCAATGATGTTAATAATCTCAACGCGTGACAATAAAATTATTTATATGTTCGCAACTTGAAGATATATTAGCAGCTGTTGGTGCCATGATCTTGAGAAATCAAGGTCGGCCTTTCCTTACGTTCCTGATTGCTCAGGTTCGTGGAAGGTTAGGATATATGCGTCTTGGTTTTGTAAAACCGGCTATCCGTTACATGTCTTGGTGCTCATCCCTGGGCCGATGTCAGGGTCTTAAAGGGTTAGTAATAACTCTGAAAGCCTTGAATACATCATTGGCTCAATCCATCGCAAGAGATTTAGATTCCTTCCCTTCAACTCCTAGAGTTAAAAGGGGGATGTTGGGACTTCCTACTGTTATTCCTGTTCTTCATAGAAGACGGATTGCAGCTGGGGATATCCTTATCATACGATACTGGTTTACTCTCTTCTCTATTTATAGAGTAATTGAGTTTCCAGGAAAGTTATCTTTTTCTTCAATTACCGATTCCGGTAAGGATCTTTCGGGGTTCTTACCAGACTGGTCTAGATTTTCTAGCCAGTTCTGGAGAAAACTTGTTAAATTGCAAGCTGTTGATGAGGATGATTTAAAATCTCCCCTCAATCTTCTATCTAGATTTCGTGTTTCACCTTTTCTCATTCCGAGGTCAACTCCGACGAATGATTTATATCTGTCTACGTCACCATTTGGTATAATTCGTACAGCTATAGCTTGGTCCAGATCAGATCTATATCCTTTCTTTAAAGATTGGTTATTGATGACCCGAAATACGAGATTCCTCAATTGGTTGGAGGAATTTAGTAAAGTAGCGCCTTCGTTATTAACGGAGGAGGCACGTGATGTGCCTACTGATATTGGGAAACTAGGTTTAAAAGATGAACCTGCGGGTAAAATCCGTGTATTTGCTATGGTAGACTGTTTCACGCAATGGGCAATGAAGCCATTGCATGACTACCTATTCGATATCTTGAAGGTAATCCCTCAAGATGGAACTTTCGATCAACTTGCTCCTATTAAACTTTTACAGTCTAAAGGGCACAGACGCTTTTGGTCTTTAGACCTTAGCTCTGCCACGGATCGATTGCCAATTCTCATTCAAGGTGCACTCCTGAGTCGGTTGATAACCGCTCATGGAGCTAATCTTTGGATGAGCCTAATGGTAGGACGTAACTATGTATTACCCTCTAGGGCCATGGGTCCTGATCACGAAGGTGATCGATTTATACGTTACGCAGTTGGGCAACCTATGGGTGCTTTAACATCGTGGGCAATGCTTGCTATGACCCATCATGCTATAGTGCAGATGGCAGCAGCTTTGTCTGGGCGGGTTTCTGGTGATGACTGGTTCGAGGACTATGCTCTCTTAGGAGATGACATAGTTATAGCTGACCGGCTAGTAGCCGATACCTACCTGAAAATTATGGCAGGTTTAGGAGTTGGAATCCAACTCTCTAAATCAGTACATGATTCTTCGGGACGAGGGGTCCTTGAGTTCGCAAAACGAGTTTACTACGGAGGTTTCTCTGTAGGACCGTTAGCGTTACTAGAGGTCCTCTCTGCTGCTGGTTCATTGCCAGCGTGGTTGGAATTGGTACGTAAGTATCAACTATCCTTATCTCAAGGTTTGATTCTCTTGGGATTCGGGTACCGATCCGTATCACGGATTAACCAATCATGGTCAGTATTACCGCGTCGCCTTCAAGGATACGTAGTTAGTTACTACGGTCCTGGGGGACCTGGGTTCAAAGGAGACCTCCTTAATTGGATGGCCTCTGGTGGACAAGACTTTAAGTACCCAGATGATATCTGGATTAAAGATCTTGCTGCGTCAATTCGTCAGAGAGTAATTGATTTATTACCTCGAGCGAAAGCCTTAACTAAATTAGTTGAGGTTGATAGAACTAGGGCTCATTATGGAACCTCCAAATATGAATCGTGGCAATTGCCTAAATTCCTATTTGTTGGGGACCCTAAGTATTCAGGGTCATTATGGCCTCGGGCGGTACGTGCTAACCCAGATGCAATCTGGTTGGTACGGGACCCGGGAACTTTATCACAGGATCAAATAAGATCCTTGATGGGTATGATAGAATTTTGCTATCGAGATTCTTTCTTTGACCTACATAGTGAACTACGCGGGCTTGAAACAGACTTAACTTCTCTCATAGAGAGTGATCTTTCATTAGATCGCTTAGCTGTTTTAGTAACTAGGATTGAAAACCTAGAGAAAGATATAGAAGGTCTTGGTTTAGCACCTGATCTTACTATACGACGTGAAGCACCTCGTCCTACTGATTTTGTCAGAGGAGGAGAGTGGTTGCGTCGATGGCGTTCTTGGCGGAAAGTTAGAAGAAACTTATCTGGAATCTAAGGCTCCTTAAAGCACTGGCGTACTAGACTCAATCTTTGCCGAGTAACTAGTTGAGGGATTAAAGCCCAACCAGATCACATAAACGCTACGCAGGGCTACTAAGACGAATAATCTTAGTATGCGAACGCAGAAGTCAAGGGGTGATCATACAGCGGTTAAACGGTTTTGGCTCAGTATTACTAAAATAAACGTAAGCTGAACAATGTCAAAACTTAAGACTGATTAGGTATGCCGGCTCTTGGGTAGTCCAAAGTAGGTGGGAGCATTGCTCCCTTCCAGTTGTGTTTTGCCTAAGTCCTTAGAGAATAGATCACCTATTTAAAGATGAAAACTTATTCCAGGACGACTAACTGTGCTTCGGTACGGTTATCATATATCTACAACACTGCTCCTCTCGAAAGAGTGCGGGGTAGTAATATTTTCAAACGCGTATCTAGGCGCTCCGCGTCAATAGGGAAAGGGGGTAACCCCGGGG